TTAATAACCATCCGATCCCACGGCTTGGGGCATGGATGGGGCAAACTCACTCAATTTCTGGTTGAGGATGAGTATCTGGTCCTGGTTATTTTCAGCCATCCAGGATCCGTACACCCGGTAAACCATTTGCGCGTCGGTGTGGCCCATTTGCTTCGCGATGAAGTTCGGGTTTGCACCAGCAGCTAACGACCAGCATGCATACGTGTGTCGGGACTGGTATGCTCTGCGATAGCGAATCCCGGCGCGTCGCATTGCCGCTTCCCACGACTGGTTAATCGACCCCACTGCGTAATGATGCCCGGCACGGCCATTACGTGATGCGATCTGCGGGTTGAACACGAACGTGCAAGGATGCACATCGGTACGGCCATACTCGCGCAGCTTCACCTCAACCTGATACTGCTTACCCAGGCGTGTCAGTTCTGCCTGACTCTTCAGCACGTCGATCGCTGGCTGAATGAGGTTGATGATACGGTCCGTACCGGCTTCCGTTTTCGGAAGGGTGAACTCCTTCGTTAACGTGTGGTTTCGACGGATCATCATCGTGCCAGCTTTGAGGTCGATATCTTCCCAGGCCAGCGACACCAGTTCACCGTGGCGCACGCCCGTGTATACGGCCAGCGACCACATGTTCTTCAGCTGCTGGTGGGCGCAGGCGTTAATCATCCTGACGAACTCCTCACGCGTCAGCGGGTCGGGCTCGCATCGAGAACGCTTAAGCATGGCGATCCCGGTAAACGGATTCACCCGGACATACCCGCTGTCAGCGGCAAACTTAAACATCCCGCCCATAATCTTCATGTAGTTGTTGACCGTTCTGACAGAGCGACCTTTAACCGGCGTTTTCTGTCCTGCCTTCAGGGTGTGATAACCGGTCAGCAATTCCTTTCTGATAAACAGCAGATCTTCCTGCGTTACCGCAGATACCAGCCTCTCCCCGCCAATCCTTGGCACCATGTTGCGCGCTATAGATGAATAGCGTGACATCGCGTTGGTGCTGATCTCCATGCGTTTCAGTTCCAGCCACTTATTCGCCAGCTCGAGCACGGTGATCTCCTTGCTCTCCACCCCAAACTTTCTCAGGTTTGGCGAGTCCGGAAACTGGGCGGCATAGTTAAAACTTCCGGTCTTTATCGAAAAGCACACCGACGCGCGCAGCTCGCGAGCGACCTTCCTGTTTTTTGGTGTATCCGGCACGCCGAGGCTTTCACGCACCCGGCTACCTTTATAGATGAACCATATGCGGAGCGTTCCGCCATGGTTTTCCACGCCTGTTGGGTATGCTGACTTAGCCATTGTTCCCTCCTGACGTCCAAGAGCCCGCTAAGCATAAACGGATCTTCATTGGCGCGCACCCGGCTGTTTCTTTTTGAGGCTCTCAACCCATTGGTCGATCGCTTTGTGGTTATACAAGCACTCGCTGTTTTCCTTTGGGATGCTGTCAGGCGACATGTGGACGTACTCCCTTCCACACAGCCAACTTTTCTTGCGGGCCCGCGCTATCGTTCCCGGGCGAAGCCCTGTCATTTTCACAAGCAGGTCTTCTGTCACCCACTCGCTGGGCACGATTTGAATGATTTCGCTCATGATCGCTCCTATGACATCGTTTTATAAAACTGCGGACCGTCTGGCGTGGCCGCGCGTAATTCGTTTTCCGGATGCACTGAATAATTTCGGTCGTCCCACCGCACCCAGAACTGCAGATGGTCGCCGTCCGGGTCCTGAAGGCTATCCACTACGCCATTAATGTCGCCGGTCTTCTTCTGGACTATTGCGCCCACATTAAAAGCAGCCATTGCACACCTTCCGGTTCGTGAAGAAATGATATGAGAGCGCCCAGCGCCATAAGTTCGGCGATGAGCCAGTTCATAGGGTTTGATTGCATGGTGAACTCCCAAAAAGAAGCCCGGCGCGGGGCCGGGCAAAAGGGATAACGTGGCAGTGCTTTCGCACCCAATAGCCAGCTCATAACTGGCTATCAGTTGCGTCATTCGAGTTTCTTCAGCAGCGAGAGGTAATCGACTACCACTGCGCCAAGTTTGGAATAATCGCCACCGGACGATTTCATAAATCCATCAATTAGTCCGTTTACTGTTTCGATCAATAATTCGCGCTTTTTATCCTCTTGCGTTTTCAGAGGTCGAAAACACTTGGAGGTGCAAACCCCTCCGACTTTACCGATTTCATCAACGAATGCAGCCAGCTCAATGCCTCGATCGTCAGTGAAGTGCGCGTAAATTTTCACGACCGATCCTTCTGGGTGCTTGATATGCAACTGTGGCGTGCTTGCTGCTATCTCGCATACCGTCCCGACTGGAGGCATACCATTTCCATCCCAGCTTTGATTGTTGGTGCCAATAGTGAAATTCATATTCTTCCTCATGCCGCACGCTGGGCGCGCAGCTATCTGTATTTATCGTGCTGAAAATTCGCCGAAGTGAGTTTCTTCACCTTTTTTTCTGGCTGCTATCGCATCTTCTTTTCGCTTGAAATATCCAAGGCTTTTCATTTTTCCGTTTACCTTGATGTGAGCTCGCCACTTTCCTCTTCTCTCCTCATATGAAACTCCTGCCACACCGGATGTGTTGTTTGATGCGACGGAACGATTCATAGTGTTTTGGAGTGGGGTTACTTCGCGTAAATTGCAGAATCTGTTGTCTGAAGGGTTTCTGTTTATGTGGTCGATGTAGCTTTTCGGCCAACTTCCAGTCATGAGGAGAAATGCGATTCGGTGGGCCTTAATAAGCTTCCTGTGCACCTGGATGGTGAGATAACCAAGCCTGTCAGTATTTCCTGCTAAATTTCCGGCAGACTGATTTCCCCATTTGATCTTCCATCTAAACTCACCAGTTTCCGGATTGTAAGAAAGCAGTTTTTCTACCTCCTCCCGAGTGATATCTGGCATCACATCCCCCTCTGCTTATTCCTTAGTTAGATAACACCCTGACACTCTGCGCACGTCTGGCAGCCGGGAACGGCAGCGCGCCGTGGTTCGGGAATTGGTTCGTCGCATTCTTCACAACGCTCAGCTGATACGTCGTTACGGTTCACTCGGTGAGCGGAAAGGGCAGCGTTACGCTGAAGCTCTTCAATCTCTGCTGCGGTGTCGATGATGTCCATGTTCAATGCTCCCGGAACTGTCGGTTAATACGGTTGAAGGTGAACGCCAGCAATAAAAAAGGCCGCTTTAGCGACCTGGTGATTAGTGCTTTCATGCTGCACCGCCTTCATTCTTCTCGGCTTCGACAGCCATATTTTCAAGCCGACGCGATAGCTCGGCGGCCAGTTTCTGGAATTCTTCTTCGGTCTCCACCGGAATCGGCACGAAGCGAATTCCGATGTGCGCAAGATTGTTGGCTATTTCGAGGCTTTTTCTCAAATCAACTGGTGAGGCTCTGTTCATGCGGCGCGGTCCTCTTCCTGGAAGATAATTTCCATTTCCAACTTCTCGGCCAAGGCATTCTCCGCGCGGGCGCCTGCTGATTTTTCCCAACCACGCAGCATGAAAACAGCATCAGCACAGCGAAGCATTGATAGGCAGATGTCCATATACTCCGCCTGAGTTAATCCATCCGGGAGCAGTGCGGGATTAAGGACCACATGACCTTTCGACCCGAGGAAAACATGCGCATGGTTGAAAGCGGCGCGGTTAAAATCAGGTAGCCCACTCATGGGACCGGCAATATAAATTTTCACGATTCCACTCCGAAGCGGCGATTAAGCCTGCCTGTGTATACGACGAACTCCAGGAGACTAACTCCCAGAGCTTCAATTTTCTTGTGATGCTTGTTGATGATGGGAGGCACAGTTTCGTTCCAGTTTGGCTTTGGCTTCTTGCGCATGGCCTGCTGGATTTCCTCGGTGCAGCGGCGGCAGGCTGCGCGGATGGCGTTGTCTTTTTCTGGCTTCATGCGGCCTCCCGACGGGCGAGAAGTTTCGACTTTCTTTTTCTGCTCTCGGCATGCCTCTTTTTCATTCGCTCAGAGGTGCGGCTTCTGTTCTTTTCTGAGATGTAATTCAATCCCATGCGGTGGGCGTGTTTGTTGTTGTCCGCCATGGAGCACCACTCAAGGTTTTCAACTCTGTTATCTTTTTTGTTGCCGTTGATATGGTTGGCTACAAATCCATCAGGTGGCTCGCCGATAAAAGTTGAAGCGACAATTCGATGAACGAGGTAATAAGTTTTGACACCATTTTTGCATAGGCCTATCGAGCTATACCCATGCGAATGGTCGTACAGCTTCAATTGCTTACCGGTGCGTACCCGGCCAAATCTATCAAGCCTGTCAACTGAACGAATTTCCCCGGATGAGCAAGCTTCGTAAAGACCCTCATAGCCATGAATTGGCTTCCAAATACGCTGATCCGCTGGCGTGTTACTGCCGGTGTAATCGGTCATGATGCACCGCCGGGTTTTGGTTTCCATGTGAATTCCGGCGCGATAATCACATCCATGCAGGTGCCGCGTTCGTTATGCTGCTCGAGCATTTCGAGAATGTCTGAGTCGGTCTGGGTATCTCCGTAGCTCCCTACAATGCAGAGTAATTCGACAGGAGCACCGAGGTTTTGCAGAGCAATCGTCAACTGCTTTGCTAATGCCATTTTCATCGCTTCGTCTGTCATGCCGCCTCCTGCCTTTCCCGATATTCCTCAGCGAGCCGCTGCGCCTTTAATGGATTGCTTACCACTTCACCCCATGGCATTAGCCAGCCGTTACCAATGAAGGGAAGGCACAGTGTGCCAACCCTGATGTCGTCGTGAGCGTGAGTCATTAGTCACTCCTTGAAGCGCCGCCGAGGCCTTTGCGATTGTCGTTTAGGTATGGGTCAGCTGGCGTGTAATTGGATGGGGCAGGGGGTGAATCGTCGTTAGCTCTTTCTTGCTGGATGATTTGGTAAAGCTCTTTGCGATCAGCTCGCTCAGAGGGTGAAAGCTTCCTGTCAGGGATTGGACGGAGAAGATATTTTCGATACTCGGGGGTAAATTTGTTCATTGGTTTCTCCTGGCCGGGAGATGCTTCAAAAGGGTATGTCGTCGTCGAAGTCCATTGGGGCATCTTGCTGTCCATGCGCTTGCTGTGGGGTTCCCCATCCTCCTTGTTCACCACCATGTTGCGGTCGCTGTTGTTGCTGACGCTGTCTACTACTATGTTGCGGCTGGTTACCATTCTGCTGGCCAGCACCTGCTGGTACGCCACCACCCTGACGACCACTGAGCATTTGCATGGTGCCGCCGACGTTTACAACAACCTCTGTGGTGTACTTCTCCGTGCCTGCCTGATCTGTCCATTTGCGGGTGCGAAGCTGACCCTCGATATAGACCTGAGAGCCTTTGCGCAGGTATTCTCCGGCCACCTCAGCCAACTTTCCGAACAGAACGACGCGGTGCCATTCCGTTTGCTCTTTAAGCTCGCCGGTGGCTTTATCTCGCCATGACTCCGAAGTTGCCAGCGTCACACTACATACTGCGCCTCCGGATGGCAGGTAACGGACCTCGGGGTCTTGCCCAAGGTTACCGACGAGGATCACTTTATTTACGCCTTTGCTAGCCATTTACGCCGCCTGTTTAAGTTCTTTGAGTCGAATGCCAGTAACGTCTTTGCATTTGCTCTGGTGCTCAGCAAATCCGTTCAGCAATTTCCATGTGTCTTCATAGCGATGCTTAAGCCGATCGCTATCATTTTCCGAGCTGGCGTAGTCAGAGAATTCGGCGAGGATTTTGTCCGCATCCACTGACTGAGGTGCCTGGTCTTCCTGCTGGTGACCATCATGAGGTTGCTGGTTCTGCTCAATCTGTGTTCCTGATGGCAATGCCCATCCGGGGAGCGCTGGTGCTTTCCAGTAGAACACGCCAACCTCTTTTGATTTGGCGTACTGGAACCCAGGCGCGCGCGTTGCTGAAACCTCAGCAAACCCTTCTTCCAGGTTGTAGAGGTAACGACCGATACCCCATTGCACGGCGGCGCGCTTCATGGCGCCAGAACGACCACCTTTCACAGCTTCAACCTGTGTGTTTTCTGCCGCGTCCCACTTGGTGATCCACTCGCCGTAAACTTTGATGGAAATACCGCACTCAACGCCGCCATTGTTCGGAATATCGCGGTATTCGTTACGCCAGCCAGCTTTGCCGCATACTTCATCCAGCCGCTTCATGATCGCGCGGTTAGTTACGTAGGCCAGCACTTTTGCCCAGATGCCGTTATTGTTTTTTCCCACCTGCTGAATGCGCCACTCAATATCCTCGCTGGCGAATGGCGCATCTAATTCATCAAGTTTCATGTGTAATTCCCCACAAACTCATCCCAGCTAATGACCGGGTTCTGCCGCTCGGCGGCCAGGTTAACTGGCTCGTCATCACCCTCCGGCTTTTCCGGCAGCACGTCGCGCATAAGGCGAAGGAATGACTCTTCATCCCACCGTTCTGCTGCCGTCATGCTGCACGCTCCTGATGGGTGATGACGTAACCCTGCTCAGCCAGCCACTCAATGACTTCTGCGCCGTCGAGCTGGGGTAGTACGTCACGGGTTTTAACGGTACCGGCCAGCACAACGCCTTCCATCTCAACTTTGATGGTGTTGTGGGGGCCGACAGATGTGCGCATGTCTACGCACTCGCATGTGATATTCATGATTCGCCTCAATATTTGATGTGCGCGTCCTGCACTTTGCCGCCAGCGATCGCCAGCACTGCTTTCTGCGCAAATTCTTCGGGGATGCCCTGAGCAATAAGGTCTGCGTAGACACGACGGTTGACGGTGCGGCGGTGCTCTTTGTCCGCGGCGCGTCGCGCTTCTTCTTCAGCTTTGCGCTGCTCTTCGGCCAGACGGGCGGCTTCTGCCTCTTCCTGGCGGCGGCGCTCCGCGGCTACGGCTTCTTCTTTTTCGCGGCGAGCACGCGCTTCCGCTTCCTGCTTCTCACGTGCCGCACGCTGTTCCGCTTCGATGCGCTGGCGTTCCGCCAGTTCAGCGCGGGCTTTCTCTTCAGCTTCACGGCGCGCTGCGGCTTCAATCTCCGCTTTGTGCTTCGCTTCGGCATCGCGGCGGGCTTGCTCTGCCGCTTCCTGCTTCAGTCGCTCGTCACGTTCACGCTGAGCCTGTTCCGCCACGCGGCGCTGCTCTTCGCGGTCACGGTCGAAATCCTTGTTCATCAACAGAGCCAGTTCGTGGTCTGCTTCGATCTGCGCGGCGCGCTGGTCATCGAACATCTTGTTCATCACCAGCGCTTCTTCATGCATGGCGTTCCAGGCTTCTTCCACCCGTATTCGTTCCTGCTCGGCTTCCCATTCGGTGAGTGGCCGGCGGGTCGCATCGCGCAGCTCGTCACACGCATCAACGAATCGCTTAATTTCAGCCTCAGCGGGGCGAACGGCCTCTTTCAGGCGCTTCAGGTACTCACGGCCTGGCTTTTCGATTGCCGTCTTGCTGCGGGACACCTGTGCTGCCAGAGAGGCTACACGGTCACGGCCTTTCTTCGTGGACAGGTCCGGCACTTCGTTCACTGCCTGGCGGATTTGATCGAGATAAGCGTCAAGGCCGCCGGCTACGTAAAGCACTGGCGCCTGTTCCGGCTTTATTTCGATGACAGTTAAGTCCGTTACTTCGCTCATGGTTTCTCCTGAAATTTGGTTGTGCGCTTCCCGTCTGCGATAGCCGGACAGGGAGTGATGAATGGGGGATGGGGTTACTTGCCTAGTGCTTTGGCGATTACGTATCTAGCCATCATTAGAGGATGTTCTTCGTGACAATCATCTGGACACACACCGCAGACGTCTTCTGCGTAATCTCGAAGCTTCTGTAGCGCTTCGAGTAATTCAGGTGCTGCTGATATTAATTTCGCATCCTCTCGTTCGTTTCTGGTTGCAATTTCAATGTACGTGTCGCCCATAACCACGCCGTGGAATGTCGTCATCATTTCATTCACATTTCTGATTGTGTATTTCCACGTACCAGGCGTTCCTTTGAATTCTTCCATCACACCCTCACTTCAAACGAGTTACGATTTACCCTGACACCCAGCGCTTTACGCTGTGCCTCAATTGCCTGTTGCAGCATCACCGAATCTTCCAGGTAGCGAGCAATGGCTTTCTTGCTCAGTGATGCGCGGAGCTTGTGCGAGTCGACGACGCTCTGGTTGACGATGTGACCGAAGCCATTCTTAATCATCTGGTCGCGGTTCATCGTGAGCTTGTGGCGAACGTTGCCGACTTCAACCAGTTGCCATGTATGCCCGTTTGCGAATCGGCTCACTGTGTACTGCTTGCCGTTGTGGGTGACTATCATGATGCCTCCCGAGCGAGGAGCATCGCGTCGGCAATGCTGTATGCATCGCTTGCTAAATCACTAAACGCTCCATAGTTGCATTCGCTGCTGATGATTCCCTGCATAGCCTTAGCTGCAAAGTAGTCACGGATCGTCATGTCATCTGTATTGACTGAAACTTCTTCTGGATATGGCTTGTCATCAAACCGGTAAAGCAGGTCGTAATCGCCGGCATCGTCAAAGCTGGTGACTTCGTACGCCCAGCGGTGACCCGCCCATTCAAATGACTGGCCATTTCTGGCGCCGTCGGATCGCGCTTTCAGATAAGCTGCATGGTCATCAGAGTTTTTATAAACCTTCATGGTATATTTCATAATCATCTCCGCGCTTAAGCCGCGCCGCTGAACGTTAACAAAGACCTCTGCGCTAATGGGCGGTGGATGGCCGCCGGTTGTCATAAATGGGCAGACTCGAAAATCTGCCTATGTATGGCCGATAAAAAACCCGCCGGAGCGGGTCTATTCATCAGGTGGGGCGGGGAGGTTCACCCAGTGCGTATAAGAAGGTCGCGGTTCTAAATCCCCATCCCTTTCCCACCAACCGGTGCCGCGTAAATGCTCTCCCGCATAAACCTCTTCCTTCGGGAGCCAGCAGACAACCACCTGATATTTCTCAATGTGAAGAGCCAATACATATTTCCCGGTAGGTGGCATTCGCTCGCTGCACTTAATCCACTCCATACCCTTACCCTCTGTAATTACCCGCAAAAAAGGCCGCCTACCTGGCAGCCTCAACTTGAATGAGTGCCGGGGTATTTATCCGCGCCCGGCGCGCGCCTTCTCGCTATTCCCCAACAGCAAGAAATCGCTTACTCTTTAATCTCCCCAACAGTAGAAAGGATATATTCATGCAAACCATGCGGACCGTGTGCCCTGACTGCGGAAGTGAGATGTTCAACCAGCCCGATGATTTTGACTTTGAGACAAATTTCACCGGCGTCAGTTGTGCTGACTGTGGTCGCGAAATCACTAAGGACGATGTTGTCAATCAGGCCACGGACACGGTCAAAAAACAGATCGACGACATGCTCAGGAATTCCCTGAAAGGAACTGGCTGGAAGTTCAAGTAACTTTAAAAGCTCCCCGAACTGAGTGAGAACCTCACTGGCGTCTACGTTAAGCAGTAGTGGCGCCGTTTTTTTATCTGCCATACACACTCCTCTCTGTTTGTTTACCGTCAGCCCCTCGCAAAGAGCTGTTGGTAAATCGTTTAGCCATAATTGCCGCTCCTCCTGAGCCCGCCTATGGTCCGACGCATGGTTTACTGTCGCGCCGTTCGACTGACCGAATCTCCACTTCGCCGCTGGCTAACTTCGCTCAGCTGTCGATGTTTCGTTTCGATGGAATGATAATAGCGATGAGTATTGTTTATAGCAATACGTATTGATATTAAATAATAGCAATTGCTATTAATGCGTTGATAGCTAAAGGAATTTATTTGGATATTTTTTCGCGGGATTGAGATTCAGATCGTTTTTTTACTGCGGCGGGTATTGCTGTGACGAATGGGCTGGCTGCGGGCAATAAAAAACCCAGCACTATGGCTGGGCTTGATTCATAGCTGGGTTTGTTAACCGTGTTTTCTGTATGTCTGAGGCATGCTACCAATCACCTTGCCGAATACGAGTATCCTGTTCATTTCTTCTTTTTCGATTGGCTCCCACGGGCGATAAGTCTGATTGTCGGAGATGACCAACAGCTTATCTTTCATCTTCTGGAGGCGTTTAACGTGGGAAGTATCGTCGTAGATAAAGGCGTAGATCCCGTCACCATCAAAATGTTGGACGCTGATGTCGACGAACAATAAGTCGCCTGGTTCAATGGTCCCGGACATGCTGTCTCCGCGAACATTAATGATTCTGATCTGCTCAGCCTTCCTGCCATTAAACATCCGACGAGCATCTTCCACTGAGTATTCCACGGATCTAAGCACCTCTACAAATTCGCTGTTGATGGCTCCTGGCCCGGCGCTTACGTAAAAGTCTAGCGCCTCAATGCGGAATGTGTCAGTAGGGGCCAGCTCTGTTTTCGGCTGCGAAATTGCGGGCATTTGACCATCTTCACGCATTGGGCCAACTCCGGTTGAAAGCCACTCAGTGCGAACGCCAAGCGCATTGGCGATCTCAACGATTTTAGTTGAGCCTCGGGCATTGCCACTGGTCAGCCTCCAGATGGTGGGCTGAGCAACGCCAGACGCCTTAGCTAAAGCGCCCTGAGACATGCCAGATAGTTCCATCGCCTGATTCAGGCGTTCTGCAAGAGTTTCTTTTTTCATGAGTTTTAATTTATACGCTTGCGTATTGATGGTCAAAACACGTTTAGCTATTGCCTAAATCAATACGCATTGCTATTATCAATTCACACCAATACTCATAGGAATTGGAAGATGACGAACAAAACAATCCAGCGCGCCATTGATATCGCTGGTAGCCAGAAGAAATTAGCCGACCTTTGCGGCGTTGCTCAGCCGACGGTATGGCGCTGGTTGCACGGCGGCGGCATTGATGCCCGCTACGTAATGAAGATTGTCACTGCAACCAACGGCAAAGTTAAGCCAGCAGATATCCGTCCAGATCTCGCCCAGTTACTCGGGGCGAATAACACAGCCGCCTGACCGGCGGCCATAACCAATTAATTCAGAGGAAGTATCGCAAATGGACACCTTAACAACACGCAACAAACTGGAGGCCCGGAGGATAGAGAGCTGGTTACACAGCCAGATAGCAGAACTGGGTACAACAAAAATCGCTGAAGTGGCCGGAGTTAACAAATCGACGGTGAGTCGCTGGCGGGAGAACCTGCTGCCGAACATGTCGCTTTTGCTGGCCATCCTGATTTCGAACAGGGATGGAGTGAAGGGAGATTTTGAAGCATGAACGCAGAAAGGGCAAAAGCCGCGGTGCTGGAACACCAACGGCTTTCATGTGCAATAAACGTCAGTCAATTGCGAGGCAATTATGCCAAGTAAATCGAAGAGAGTAAACAAACCGGAGGTAGCACGTGAGCATGTCACTTATGGCGAAAGCAATGGGGGTCAAAGTGGGAAACTCACTGCGTAAGCTCGTCCTGATTAAGCTGGCTGATAACGCCAACGACAAAGGCGAATGCTGGCCTTCGTATCAACACATCGCCGACCAATGCGAATGCAGCCGAACGGCTGTTCGTAACCATATTGATGCGCTTGAAGAAATGGGTCTTATCAAGCGTGAGAACCGCGTTGGCGTCAACAACGGAAAAGGTAACACGTCAAATGTGTATTACCTCAAATTAGATGCCACCCCTATGCCATTAAATGGCACAGGGGTATGCCACGACGAAGCACACCCTATGCCATCAGATGGCACACCCCCTGTGCCACCAGATGGCACCAGAACCAGTCACTCTTTTGAACCAGTCATTGAACCTAACTCTCTCTCTGGGCGCGAAGGTTTTATCAGCGAAGCAGCTAAGCGGCGGATCGGGATTTCACCAAGCGGGGAGATTCCATTCCCGCCCCTGTTTAAGCCATCAGCAGATCACATTGCCATGGCTGCCGAGAAGGGGGTGAGCATTGAAACTGAGCTGCTGAACTTCCGGGACTATCACCTTTCCCGCGGCACGCAGCTAATCGACTGGAATTCGGCTTTCAGAGTCTGGATCCGGAATGCCAGGGTTAACCCGCTGGCTAAGCGTAGTCGTGCTGAGCAGGAAACGCCGCACTGGAACAGCCGCGAGGGATGGGAGGACTTCCTGTGAATAATCAGATTATGCAAGCCGTAAACGGCCGTGATGGAACACTGCTCTCAAGAATGGCTAACGGAAACGCCGACCAGCAGAAGGTAATAAATCCCGAAGCGGAAAGCCTCGTTGATTCTCTCTTTCGGCAGCTGAAGCAGATTTTCCCTGCGTCTACGCAGACAAACCTGAAAACTGACGCAGACGAGAAAACGGCAAAGCGTCAGTGGATCGCAGCGTTTTCAGAGAATGGGATCCGCACTCGCGAACAACTTTCCGCTGGTGTGCGTCATGCCCGCGCCAGTGAATCACCGTTCTGGCCGTCACCAGGGCAATTCATCAAATGGTGCAAGGACAGCGGCACCGTGCTTGGCATTGGCCTGGCTGATGTGATGAATGAGTTCCATCGGTATAGCCGCGAAAAAGGGCTGCATACCGGCGGAGCAGAAGCTTTCCCGTGGTCTCATGACGTCATGTACTGGATTGTCACCGACACGCGCAGAGCCATGTACCAGCGCCAGCTGAGCGAGGCTGAAACTGAAAAATACGCGTCAAAAAAACTTGAGGAATGGGCGCTGAAAGTTGCTGGTGGGGAAAAAATACCGTCTCCCGTCCTGGCGCTTGAAAACTCAGATGAAGTAATTCCGACAAATCACGTGAGCCGTCAGGCCGGTTATCACCCGGAAGGAAAAAGCTTCGGGTGCATGCCAAACGCAGCGACTCTCGGGGCTCTAACCCCGGCTCAATGGCTCTGGGAAGAGTATCAGCGCGGGAAAGATAGAGGGCTTATCCAATGACCATAACAATCCGTGAGCAGGTGCTGGCCGCCCTGCGCAATAACCCAGGGCTGAACAACGCCAAGCTGGCAGGACTTATTGGTATGGACACCAAAAAGATATCCGGGACGGTGAGCACGCTGCTGGCCGACGGGCTGATCAACTGCGAAGGAAAATACGGCCAGCGGCTGTACAGCCTGACCAGTTACGGCATGCGCTTCGCCCCTGACACGATACCGGGCATGAAAAAGGGTAAGTCGAAGTTAATTCAGCGGACGGACACGAACGTGATCTGCCAGGAGTGCCGCAACAGCGCGGCGATGAAGCGAATTTTGATGGTTTGGGGGAGGGAAGGGGTATGAGCAACAAATACGAAGATCTGATTAAAAACGCCAGGATGAATGCCGACTGCGGTGAGCACATGTCACCGACAGAGGTTACGACTCTGCTTAACGTGGTTGAAACCACATTCGCGGCGCTGGCTGCGGAAGTGTACGACCTGAAACATCCTGGCACATACCTGCCATCGAAACGCGAAACTCCTGCTACGGACGCCTTCCTGGCTGAAGTGCGGGCGCAGGGTGTGGAGTCGTTTGCTGAAAGCCAGAAGGAATACGTCAGAATGAACCGCTACGAATTGGATTCCATGACTCGCGCTTCATATTGCGGAAGTGCTGTTGATGCTGAACGATTCGCCACCCAGCTTCGCAAAGGAGTGCAGTCATGAAATTGAAAATGCACACGCCGGACGGATCGGTGATTGTCGAAAGCAACCTGGTTACGCAGTTCTACCCTGACTTCGAAAGCGGCGGCGAGCTGACAACCATCGAAACGGTATCGTCTACTGGTGAAAAATTATCTGTGAAGGTTAAGCACTCGTTTTATCAGGTGATGAGCGCATTGGCTACCTCCTGGAGCGTTGACGAAAAGAAAGCAGAAGGATCCGCCCAATGAGCAACATCGACAAACATGGCCGCCAAGTGCAGCGCTATACAAACTTCGGTGTCGATATGATGGAGTGGGCTGACGGTGGCTACGTCAAACACTCCGACTATCAGGCGCTGCTGGATGATCTGGAAGCCAAAGACAAGAGCATAGGCTTCCTGAAAGACCAGTTAGCTCAACTGGCAAACTTCAACCCTGACTGGGACAAGCTGGAGGCAGCAACTGACAGCCTTCGTGAGCACATGGCTAAACTTTCCTCCGCAGAGAAGCGGATTGCTGAGCTGGAGGCGCGGGAGGTTGTACTGCCGAGTGCGCACGATGTTCACCCATTAGGGCCACAGTCGGTGAAAATTTTTTGTGAGTTTCACCGGAGTATCGTGAACAGATGCGCCGATGAGATTCGCAAGGTTGGCGTCAAAGTCAGCATCAAGGGGAATTAGGGATATGGCTAAATTAACCAAAGAATGGCTGCAAAAGACAATCGCGGAGCTTGAAGAAGAGCGCGATGCGACGCCAGGCGTTGTAAACGAAGACGCGGCCAAGGCGCTTGCTGCGATGAAGATTGCGCTGGCATCGCTCGAAGCGGAGCCTGTGTATCAGTTCATCTACAACAATCCGTATGAAGAGGGTTATACGGAATGGCTGGACTGCAACAAAGACTATTTCAATGGCGTGCCTGAGGACTGCAGGCGAATTCTCTACACTGCCCCGCCAGCACCGGTATCTGATTCGCTCATATCTGAGCTTTTAGCGATCGCGAAGAAGGCCGCAGAAGAAGCAGATGAGTGCGCACATGCAGAATGGAACGACGATTCGATGGAGCATTCAGCCGCAATATCTGATTGGGAACGCCGCGCAGCCATGCTTCAGGGTGCCGATGGAAACTCTCCGGTGATTCCGGATGGATGGAAACTTGTTCCGATTGACCCAACAAAAGATATGTTGCGTGCTGGACAATCGGTGGTTGGGTTCTGGCTGAATACAGTGCATTGCTACTCGAAAATGCTCGCCGCTGCACCAGCAGCGCCGAAGCAGGAGGTTACTCAGGCGCTTGCCAAAGGCATGGAACGTTATGGCGATGCCATGCAAAAACTCGCAGATAGTGGTGACTGATTTTTGGTAATCATTTTTCAAAAGTGATGTTATAATTAAGTCGCAGTCGGTCTGAACAGCCGGTTGCGACTTCTGCGCATTTAAGGGGACTTAAATGCGACCACAATCTGAACTCCTCACCTTGTCACAGATGCAGAAATGCACCTGCGATTTTCTTCATTCTGCGTTACCTCTCGGAGGTGGCGTATGAAACAGCCTGTTTTCTACCTCCGCGACGAACGCGTTCGCGATAACCTCATCGACTACATCAGGAAGCTGCCCGTTAACGACGCTCTGCCGCTCGTGGTGAAGTTTTCTGAGGCTGACCGCACTCTCGCCCAAAACGACCTCTTCCACGCTCTCTGTGGCGATACAGCGAAGCAATTGCAATGGGCTGGCAAGTCGCGCGACCTCGCTTCATGGAAAGTCCTGTATGTCTCAGGCCATGCCATTGCCACCGGTAAGCCTGGTGAAGTGGTGCCGGGTCTGGAAGGGGAGTTCTGCGCCATCCGGGAAAGCACTGCGAAGATGGGCATCCGTCGCATGACCAGTCTCATCGAATACAGCCAGGCATTTGCTGTGCAAAACGGCGTGCAACTCCGTGAAGTTCGCTACTCAGGTGATTACTTCGGGAGGGTTGCGTAATGGCTAGCCCTCTCGCTCGCGTCATCACAAACGAAATCTTCCGCGTTCCGGTGCGCCGCAAGCGTAAGCCAGCGGTTAAGCCGTCCGACATCCCGACCATGAAAGACTACACCGCCCGCCTGGTGGATCAGAAATGGCTGCGTCTCGCGGCACGGAGGGCGCATGGCTAAGTTACCGCGCCGCAAGTGCGCCCATAAAGCTTGTCGCCAGTGGTTCCACCCGGTCCGCGACGGGCAGGTAGTTTGCTCATTCGAATGCGCCAGCGCGATCGGCAAAGAACAGACCGCAAAAGCCCGTGAAACTGCTAAGCAGAAGGAAGCGCAGCGTCAGCGCACTGAAGAGAAGGCAGGTCGCCAACGGCGCGCTGCGCGGCGTAATGAGCTGAAGCCGATCCGTCACTGGGTGCAGATGACTCAGCGCGCTTTCAACGACTGGCGGCGAGAAATGCTGCTGGCCGCCGGGCATGGCTGCATCTCCTGTGGAACTAAGGCCGCCTTTGCCTGGCATGCCGGACATTACCGTACCACCGCCGCGGCACCACAGCTTCGCTTTAACCCGGACAATATCTGGCTTCAGTGCTCCGCCTGCAACGTTCACAAATCCGGGAACATTGAGGCGTACCGCGCCGCGCTGGTCGAACTGATTGGCGAAGAGCGCGTGCTGGCGCTGGAATCCAACAACGAAACCCACCGATACACCCGTGAAGAGCTGGACGGAATCCGCGCCAAGGCCCGGGCAGACCTTCGCGCGCTGAAACAGCAGGAGGCAGCATGATCACAGAAACCGAAATAGAACTGGGCAAGGTTGTCGCGTTCCCTACGAAGAATAACGACCTGCAGGATGGGCTCGTTATTCAGCGCGAAGGTCAGAAGGTAATGTGCCTGCACTCCACTGTTTGGGTGAACGAAAAAGACCGGACCTTACGGTGCCGGAAGTGCGAAACGCTGATCGAGCCTTTTGACTTCCTTATGACGCTCTGCGACCAGGAGTCTCGCTACATGGAGAGCGTGAAATATCTCCGCCGGGAAGAAAAGCAGCGCCGTCAGAATATCGAGAAGCTCATTCAGATTGAGAAGAACGCCAAGTCACGCATTCGCCGCGCCGGGGATAAATCTCCACTTCCTCTCTGGCAGAACGAGAGGGTGGACGAATGACTCGCGACCAGATTGTCAGATACCAGGAAGAAAGCGTTAAGCGCGCCAGCATGCCGCCAGTAGCAAAGCACAGCCAGAACAAAACCAATCAGCCACAGAAGGAAGCCGCATAATGAACCTCGAATCAATCGCTAAATACTTTGCGCCTAAATCACCGATGTTCAGTGACTCTCCTCGCGCAACCGCATCAGACAGTCTCACCGGCACTGACGTTATGGCGGCGCTTGGCCTTGCTGGTCACAAGTGCGGCTTTGGTTTCGATCTTTACCTCTCGAAAATCGGCATTAGTAACCCAGATATAGCACTGGAGAGACTCTATGAGCAGGCACGTAAGTTATCAGGTGAATTCAGAGCACTGTCGGAACTCGATGAATCAGCTCGGTCAGGCGTGCTTAAGGTTCTCTGCGCTTTTGCATACCAGGATTATTCAAGAAGTGCTGCCAGCACTCGAAAATGTGATTGCTGTGATGGTAGCGGATTTACAGAGGCGCAAGTCTTTACCAACAAGGTCTCATATCCATGGGGGAAACCGCCGTACTGGTCGAAAATGTCGCGGGCCGTTCGCCCAAGTGACTGGGAGAGCTGGACGCAGGCGCGTGAGGTGGTGCGGGTCAAATGCAAGCCGTGTAACGGAAAGGGCGTTATCAGCAATTCGTGTCGCTGCCATGGCAAAGGCAAGGTGCTGGACAAGGCAGAAAGCGATCGTCAGGGCGTTCCGGTGATGAAAGCCTGTGACCGCTGCGGAGGCAGGGGGTATGCAAGGCTCAAGTTCTCGACGGTAATTGAAGGCGTTAATACTGTTGCTGAGATAAAGAAAACGGCAGCGTATGAGCAACTTCAGCCCCTCTTTGAGGAGTTAGTCGCCGAATGCCATAAACAGGAGTCTATGGCTGATTCCATTCTCTCAAAAGTAACGAGATGAAAATAATTTTCCCTATTGTTGAAAATATATAGGAAATAGGTGTTGCATTTCGCGGAAAAACTGGATAGATTCATCTCTAACGCTGGGAATCCGTTCAGTCGTTCCGAAGCCAAAAAATTCAAGCCCGAGGTTAACGCCTTGGGCTTTTTCGTATCTGGAACTCTGGCGTAGATGGTTCGCGCGGATGCCTGAAGAGCATTAGGAGATGGTTCGATTCCATCGGGTTCCACCAATTTAGCCGGTCTAGTTCAGTGGCAGAGGTGGTAAATGCCTAGCAAAGATTACTATCTTAATCGAAGGGCTAGGCTTGCTAAGGCCATGGAAAAATTGGGTGGTCGTTGTGCGAGTTGCGGATCCAAAGATTCGCTTCAGTTTGACCACGTAGACCCTTCCACCAAATCAGCAAATGTAAGCGAGATGCACTACCACTCAGATTCGGTGTTTTATGCTGAGGTTGAAAAGTGCCAACTACTATGTTCTGCATGCCACATTCAGAAAACCAAATTTGACCTTAGCTACTTAGTAGCTGGTGAACTGAATGGTAAGAGTAAGCTAACAATGGACAGCGTCCAGTTCATCAGAGACAACTACATTCCACGACATAAGGTTTATGGAGCCAGAGGGCTAGGGCGAATGTTTGGTGTAACACATCAAACAGTGCTTTCAGCCTTAAATGGCAAAACTTGGAAATAAGCTGCGCGTCAGAGGTTCGATTCCTTTGCCAGGCACCAGAACCCACTACCTGGGACCCTTCGGCCAGAGAGCCGACATTAACTTGCCCTCATCTTCCCGGCCTGCCGCCGGGTTTTTTATTCAGGCCGCAGACAATCAATTCCAGATGCCACGTAGCTATCGTGTCTGACGGCCTTTACCCAACTACCACACAGCACCCCGTTTTTTCGGAGGTGATATGGCTAAACGTATGCAAGATAAAGAAAGCATTGCCGGAGTGTCATGGCTGATTGTCCTTGCTCTGTCATGCTGGGGCGGCCTTGTCCGATACCTTATTGACGTTAAGCAGAACAAAGCCACCTGGAGCTGGATCAATGCGCTGGCGCAAATTGCAGTGTCCGGCTTTACCGGTCTCATTGGTGGACTGATCAGCGTTGAAAGCGGGCTTAGCCTTTACATGATCCTGGTTACTTCTGGTATCAGCGGGGCGATGGGCTCCGTGGCACTGACGTACTTCTGGGAGCGCCTGACGGGGATGAAGAATGCAAACCAGTGATAAAGGCATTGCCCTAATCAAGCAGTTCGAAGGCTGCAAGCTTGCCGCGTACCAGGACAGCGTCGGTGTATGGACGATTGGCTATGGCTGGACTCAGCCTGTAGACGGCAAGCCGATTCGCGCCGGGATGACGATTAAGCAGGAAGCAGCAGAGCGTCTGCTGAAGACCGGGCTGGTCAGCTACGAAAGCGACGTGTCACGGCTGGTTAAAGTCGGCCTTACTCAAGGGCAATTCGACGCCCTGGTGTCGTTCACTTACAACCTCGGCGCCCGGTCACTGTCGACATCGACCCTTCTGCGAAAACTCAACACCGGTGATTACGCTGGCGCTGCCGATGAGTTCCTGCGCTGGAATAAAGCTGGCGGCAAGGTCCTGAATGGGCTGACCCGTCGGCGTGAGGCGGAGCGCGATTTATTTCTTGGGCAATGAGGTGTCTTGTGAAAGAACTTTCTGATTACCTTGAAATAAATAATAGATCGCCAAGTGGTCTTGTATGGAAGAAATCGCCTGGCGCGAAGATTAATGCCGGAGACCCAGCATTTACGACAGTTACACGTTCAGGTTATTACGCTGGTAAGTTCTGCGGTGCGCGATTGTCAGCCCACGTGGTGGTTTTCTTCTTACATAATGGGTTTCTACCAAAAGGTGAGGTTGACCATATTGATGGGGATAGGACCAACAATGATCCGAAAAACCTAAGAGATGTCAGCCGCTCTGTCAACGCGCAAAACAGGAAGAAAGCAAAGGGCTACAGCTTTCATAAGCGTATCAATAAGTATATTGCCACCATAAATGAACCTGGAACTGGTAAGCGTTTGCATCTCGGTTACTTTGAAAATGAGATTGATGCAAGGAACGCCTACCTTACTGCCAAAAGGTCATTACACATTGGTTACGTAGGAGAGCATTCGTGATTAGCGCACTGGTTAAGCGTTACTGGCTGCAACTGATTGTGGTGGCGGTAATCGGCGTGCTGGCGTTCTTCGTAAACCGCTACCGCGAAAACGCCATCACTTATAAAGACCAGCGCGACAAGGCGACGGTCAGGGCAGACACATCGGAGGCGATCACCAGAAACGTGATCACCACGATGAACCTCATCCGCGACATCTCACAGGCTACCCAGAATGCAAAGAACGAACTGGCCAAAAAAGGCGAGACGCGCATTGTCTACATCAGGCAGGCGCTTGAAGGCGATCCGTGTGCTAACCAGCTTGTTCCTTCTGCCGCTGCTGACAGCCTGCGGGAATACGCAGACAGTTTACGTTCCGGCCCCGGTGGTGCCGATAAGCGCTGACCTGACCGCAGACACGCCGATCCCCGGAATGGTGGTTCCGTTCACATGGCAGGCAAGTCTGGAGTTGAACGCTCAGCTCTATACGGCGCTAGGGCAGTGCAATCTGGATAAGGCAGCAATCAGGAAAATCGAATCATCAAGAGCCTCGCAATAGCGGGGCTTTTTTACGCCTGCAGTAAACCCGCGCATTCTCGTGCGCATATCAACCAAGAGCCTTTCGGGGTAGAGCTTGAGATAGGGCAGTGGTAACGCTGACCGCTCTTGGGCTGCCCATATCTACGAGAACAGGCTCAACCACCAAAAGGTATCAGCGAAATGAAATCATTAACCCTCTTCAATCAACCAATCCGTGTCGGGGAAGACGGCATGATCTGCCTCACCGATATGTGGAAAGCCAGTGGCAAAAGTGATGCTGAGTCGCCTTACCACTATCTGCGAAACAAGCAGACAAAAGAGTTCCTGGCCGAGCTGGAGAAAAACCACGAATCTGTGGTTTTCACTGAGCGCGGTGTACACGGTGGAACATATGGCGGGAAGTTTGTTGCTTACGATTATGCGGCTTGGTTAAACCCCGGGTTCAAGTACGCGGCCTATAAAGTCCTCGATGACTACTTCACTGGAGAACTTCAGCATCGCAACAGCTTAAGTGCGCAGCTCAACATGAAGTGCCATGAGTTTGACCAGAAAAAGGACATGGCGAGCTTCTGCGGACAAGGACTCGCAGCATGGCGTTATACGAAGCCTGTATTGGTCGCTGAGATTAACACCCTTGCTAACCAGCTGCAGATTACGCTCCCAGGGCTTCAAGGATGAATAATCGCGTCATAGAATGCGCCTCCAGAGCGGGGCGTGACTTCTCAGAGTTCATGAAAGGCGAGAAGGGCATGATGGAAGCATTGGCCTCGGTGGATGAGTTTGGCGAGCAGCTGCGCCTCAACGGCTGTGTCAATCATCACTTTGTTAGCTACATGATGCGTAACTCGATCATGCAGGCATTCATGGACATGGCAAAGGCCGAGAGGAAAGAAGAGCGCCGGCGTAAGCGAGCGGAAGCAAAAGCAAAGGCGAAGTAGCCATTCCAAAGCTCATCTACGGGTGGGCTTGATAATGGATATACCCTATAGCGGATAATCAACTAAATATCCCCACAAGCGGATAAAGAGGCTCTCAATGTCCGACATCTACCAAATCACGCTAACCACCCAAACAGGCGAAACCTTCACGGGCAAGATGTCACGACGTCAGCCTGAACTGGTAAACGGCTTTGTGCCGCTGGCGACGGAGACGGGCCAGTGGCTGTATTTCGCTCCTGCCGATGTAAAGCGCGTTGAGTTCACGCCGGTACCAGCAGAGGAAGCACCGGCAGAAACCGAGGAGCCCGCATCATGAAGAGCGCATTTATCCCTGTCACCCTGAGTCTGGATGTTTCAGCTGCGGGTGAAGAGGCTCAGGCCGTAGCCAGCGAGCTACTGCGCCGAACCAATGGCCTTAGCCCGCGCATAGCTGAAGATGAGGCGCTTCGCATCCTGCTGGTCGACGTGACCCGGGATTACCTGAAGGCCAAGAGCAAGGCAGAACAAACAACGGAGTAACGAATGACAAAACCAGATTGGGAGGCCATCGAATCGGCTTACCGGGCTGGTTCGTTATCAGTAAGGGCCATCGGTGAAAAGCATGGCGTTAACCACGCCACCATCCTGAAGAGAGCAAACAAAGAGGGATGGCAGCGCGACCTGACTGAAAAGGTAAGAGCGGCAACGAAAGCCAAGGTAACCAAGTCGGTAACCAAAGACGGTAACCAGGCACCAGTGGTTACTGATGAGCAGATTATTGACCAGGCATCTGACGAGGCCGCCGCTGTAGTCATGGCTCATCGGGAAAGTCTGGCGGCATGGCGCGGCATCACCAATAAGCTCCGAGACTTCCTCGAAGATGCAGATATCACGGAAGAGAATCACGCCTCAATGTCTCGCTCGATCACTGCCGGTGTTGATGCTCAAATCAAAGTGATAAACGCTGAGCGCAAGGCGTATAACCTCGACACAGAGGAAGGTAATAAGACGGTTGATGACCTGTCTAATCTGATGGATTCACTGTCTCAGGGGGCATAATGAAACCTGAGCACATCAAGCTGCTGGCCGACAAAGACTGGCGGCTGAACAACCTTTACTGGATTACCGACAAAGAGGGAAAGCCTACGCGATTCAGGATGACACCTGAGCAGCGGGAATACTTCGAGGGGATCCACACCCGCAACATCATTCTGAAAGCTCGCCAGCTCGGGTTCACCACAGAGGTGTGCATCATCCAGCTCGACGCGGCCCTGTTTGAGTCGGCGAAGTGCGCCCTGATTGCCCACACGCTGAATGACGCAAAGCGCCTGTTCCGAGAAAAGGTGAAGTACGCATACGACAAGTTGCCAGCAGAGATAAAGGCGGCCAACCCGGCGAGTAACGACTCTTCCGGTGAGCTCGTCTTTAAGAAGGGCGGATCACTCTACGTCAGCACGTCATTTCGTGGCGGCACGTTGCGTTACCTGCACGTTTCCGAGTTCGGCAAGATATGCGCCAAGTATCCAGACAAAGCCCGTGAAATCGTCACTGGTGCGTTTGAGGCGGTATCGACAGGATGCTTCGCTACTATCGAGAGCACGGCAGAGGGTCGGGCGGGTTACTTCTTCGATTACTGCCAAACTGCAGAGAAAGCGTTGCTTCAAGGAAAGCCCTTATCCGCGCTGGACTGGAAGTTTTTCTTCTTCTCCTGGTGGAAGAATCCGCAGTATGCAATCGACCCGGTAGAGCCGCTACCGCAGCGCCTGGTTGATTACTTCGCAGAGAAGGAGGCGAAGCACGGCGTAGTCGTCAACGAGCGCCAGAAGGCCTGGTACTACGCCAAAGAGAAAACGCTCGGCGACGACATGAAGCGGGAATACCCGACCATTCCGGCCGAGGCGTTCCAGCAGTCGGTCGAGGGCGCTTACTACGCCAAGCAATTCCGCTGGCTTTACACAAATAAGCGGATCGGTCAAATCCCGGACAACTCGCACCTACCAGTTCACACGTTCTGGGATATCGGCGTGGGCGACTCCACGGCGATCTGGTTCGTTCGCGAGGTTGGCGAAGAGTTCCACATCATCGACTACTACGAAAACTCCGGTGAAGGCCTGAGGCACTACATGAAGGTGCTGAAAGACCGCGGCTATGAGTATGGTGAGCACTGGGGGCCGCACGACATCGAAAACCGCGAGTTTGCTGCTGATGCTAAGTCACGCAAAGAGCTGGCGCGCGAAGGTTACGAAATCGATGGTCAGATGTACTCACTGAATTTCAAAGTGGTGCCGAAAGCCGGCATCGATACCGGCATTGAGTCGGCACGTGAAATCCTCCCGAAATGCGTATTCGATGAGGAGAAATGCTCAGAAGGCATCTCTCACCTTGAGGGCTACCGGAAGGAGTGGGACGACAAGCGCGGCTGCTGGAAAGACAAACCTCTCCATGACGCCACTTCGCACGGTGCCGATAGCTTCCGTTACTTCGCAGTGACGAAGAACAACCGCAAGCAGGTCGGCACAGTATTCTTCTAAGGAGCATCGCCAGTGAGCGAACAAGATAACGGCCTTCAGATGGCTGTGAATAACCTCGCCACTGAAATGAGGCGAGCGAATTATCTGAATGCCATCGGCATCGGTGGCGGGAACACGAAGCGACCGACGCTTTACCAGGAATTTGGCTACCCGCGCGAGATCACCTTCAACGATTTCTACAACATGTACCGCCGCAACGCCGCTGGCTTCGCTGTGGTGCATCGGCTGCTGGATGGTTGCTGGCAGGACTATCCGGTCATAGTTGACGGTGATGAAGCTCAGGAGGCGGAGAAAACAAACACCTGGGAAAAGAAAGTCGCCAAGTTCATGAAGAAGCTGTGGCCAAAGGTGAAGGATGCCGATCGCCGCAATATGGTAGGGCGCTACTCAGCGCTTCTGCTGCAGGTGAAAGACAATAAGTCATGGAACGAGCCAGTAGACATCAAGCTGGTGAAATCCCTGGGCGAGTCAGCGCTGGTAAAACTTATCCCGGTATGGGAGCCGCAGTTAACTGTCGCCGAATGGGATAACGACCGTCAGTCAGAAACGTTCGGCCAGCCGAAGATGTTCAACTTCAACGAGCAGCCGGTTGGTGATGAGCCTTTTGTCGGTCCTATGCGCGGAGAGCCGGTACACCCGAGCCGCGTTATCCTGTTCTGCGAAGGTTCTGAAGACGACAACGTTCTGTCCGGCATCCCGCTGCTGGAGGCTGGTTTCAACAAAGGCCTCGATATCGAGAAGATTTCCGGCGGTGGCGCTGAGGGCTTCCTGAAGAACGCCAGCCGTCAGATTGCCGTCGAATTCAGCAAAGAAACCGATATGAACACGCTGGCAGACCAGGCTAAGAAGGCTGGCTATGCAGATCTCGGCGAAGCGATGGGCGACAAGGTCAACAAGCTTAACCGTGGCACCGATGCTGCCGCCGTGATGCAGGCCGGGCAGATGCACGTTCTGAGTGTTACGCCAGGCGACCCGGGCCCGACGTGGGAAGTCACAGCGAACGAACTGGCCGCCTCCGTACAGATACCGTTCACCATCCTGTTCGGACAGCAGACTGGTCGGCTGGCGAGCGATGAGGATAAAACGGACTGGGCTATCCGACGCAACACGCGCCGAAATGGCTTCCTGACCGACCGCATTACCGCGCTGCTGGAACGCTTCTGGACGCTTGGGATTATCGACCCGCCGAGCAAAGGCGAGGTCACCATTTCGTGGAGCGACCTGCTGGCGCCCGGCGAGAAAGAGAAGATAGAGAACGCTTCGAAACTCGCTGACATCGTGCAGAAAACCACGCCTTACTATGGTGGAGACGCGCCGTTTACCGCAAATGAGTTGCGCGAGATTGTAGGTCTTGACCCACTGCCTGAGCCGAAAGAACCACCGAAACCGGACGAGAAGGTGACTACCGATGATCCACTGGCCGATGACACCAGAACAGACGGCAAAGGTGGGGCTGCCGATAGTTCCGCGCAGCAAGGTTGACCCGACCAGATCGGCAAAGCAGGTAACCGCGATGTACCGGGATATCGAAGAGCGGTATCTCGGCATCAAGCGCGCGATGAAAGCACTGTTCGACCAGCGCCTGACCGGGCGAGAGCGAGAGGTAAACAGCCATAACTGGCACTTCCTGTGCCACGACCACGGCGAGGATATGCGGCTCTACCAGGTCAACGCCGGCAGGTTCATCTACGACATGTCGGCGCGGGAACTGGCTGACCTGCTGGAAGCGGTGCAGAGCATTCTCGACGATTACCTGCTTGAAGGTGGCGAGCAAAACCTCTGGGCGATGGATTACGTCGTCGCAGAAGCGCAGCGCGGCACGCTGGAGGCTTTCAATAACCTCTCGCAGCAGTCGCAGGTGTACGCCAGCCAGACGACGCTGCAGCAGCTTTTAAGCAGCCCCGGTCACCTTAATCAGGTGGCGACGGCCAGGTTGACAACGTTCAGCGACTGGAAAGTCATCAGTGACACCGCCCGAGGCGACCTGACCAACATCATCACCGATGCAGTAGCACGCGGGGTAAATCCTCGCGAGACTGCCAGCGTCATCAGCAAGCGCCTCGATGTGTCGATGTCGAAGGCGAAGACCATCGCTCAGACTGAGCAGGTCGGCGCGCTACGACAGGCGCAATGGAACGAAACTGACTGGGCTGCTGACAGGCTGGGGCTGAATACCGGCTTGCTGTGGCTGTCAGCGCTCAAGCCGACGACGCGCACCTGGCACGCCAGCCGCCATGGCAAGGTCTACACCACCGAAGAAGTGCGCGATTTCTACGCAGAGAACGGTAACCGGTACAACTGTTATTGCAGCCAGATTCCGGTGCTGCTCAACGACGACGGCAGCATCTTCAACGAAGGGCTGGCGGATAAGCTGGCAGCCGAACGTAAACAATGGGATAAAGCAGCCTAAACCCACCAATGAGGCCCATATGTGGACACTTAAGCATGATCCTACTCTGTATGGATATGGTTGGCTTTATTCAAAGCCGACCGAGTCGGTAAGCCAATCAGGAGAAATTATTAAATTCGAAACCTGTTGGTGGTTCCCTGTTAAGCCCACCAAGAAGCAACTCCGCCAGGCGCGAAAAAACAAACTTCATTAAGAGGACGCAACGTGAAGCTATCCAGCATCACATTGTGGTAAAATTGATGTGCGGCTAGACCGGCCAGTCGAAGAGGGTGAACGTAGACACCCCTGCCGCACTAATCATCTACGAAACCTGCTACGAGGTTTATATGAAAGAACAAGAATCATTGATTGAACGCTTCCGTGAAGCTCTCTACTACGACGAATCATCGCCAAGCTTTCTTCGGTGGCGACACGATAAAATAAACGGCAACGGAAGAGTATTTTCACGGGCAGGAGATTGCGCTGGTTCGCTTAAAAAATCCGGGTACTGGGAAGTTAATTTCGAAGGCCGACTTCGAATGGTGCACAGGGTTATTTTTGCTCTTCACCACGGTGATTTACCGAGCCAGGTAGATCATAAAGACAGAAATAGAAGCAATAACAACATTGCCAATCTGAGGCCAGCAGGCACATCTCAAAACAGATGGAATTCCTCAGTGCGTTCAGACAACACTAGCGGAATAAAAGGCGTCAGCCTGCATAAGCAAAGTGGTAAATGGCGAGCTCAGATATACAAAGACGGCAAGGCTATCCATCTCGGTACATTTCTGACGATGGGGGAAGCAGAGTCAGCTGTCGTAACGGCACGAAAAACTCTCCATGGTGAGTACAGTTGCAACGGATAGTGACAAATAGAATTAAATCCTTGAAACCCGCTTCGGCGGGTTTTTTGTTGCCATAACAAAATCAGGAGAGGAGATGAAGCTCTCAAGTATTCACGTAAAAAGCCTCGCCATCAACGCCTCCAACATCTCAACGACCACCATCAACGGCCAGGAACACTACGTCATTCGTGGCGCGGTTCCGATCGTCGATGACATCGTGATGAATGGCGGCCTGTACCCGGCGGAGGAGATTAACAACAGCTACCAGACGATGGAGCGCAAGTTAATGCCGATCGGCCACCCGATGGTGAACGGCAAATACGTCAGCGCCAACGACCCGCAGGCAGTCAACGATTACTACGCCGGGGCATGGGCTCAGAACGTCAGCAAAGCCAACGATAAGGTCGTGATGGACGTTTACGTCAATAAGGCTGTGGCTGACACCAAGCCTGACGGTAAGCGCCTTATTCAGCGCCTGGACGACATGATTTCCGGCAATAACGCCGATCCGATTCATGTCTCCACTGGACTGCTGCTGAACAAAGAGCAAAAGGCCGGGGAGTCGAAGCAGAAGAAATACTCCTGGGTCGCTCACAACATGCAGTTCGACCACATCGCAATCCTGCTTGATGAGCCTGGCGCTGGCACGCCGGATGAAGGCGTCGGTATGTTCGTCAACGCTGACGGGCAAGAGGCTGATGTTGAAGCGACGAGCCTCATTGATGCCGCCAACAGCATGAAAGACGGCTGGTGGAACAAAACTAAGTTTTATTTGAGCAACGCCTCGAATTACTCATTCGATGAAATCTGCGCGGCGCTGCGAAACAAGATGAGCGAGGGTAAGCCTGAAACATATTACTTCTGGCCAGAAGCCGTCTGGCCTGATCGCTTCATTTATGAGGAAAACGGCAAATACCTCCAGCAAAAGTACCTCATTGACGACGATGGCAAGGCTGAACTCGTCGGTGATCCAGTAGAAGTCGTGCGCAAACCAACTGAGTACGAAGTCAAAACCAACGGAGAAACAAACCCGATGAAAGAGAAGATGATCGCCGCGCTCAATGCCGCAGGCGTTAAAACCGAGGGGCTGACCGACGATCAGGTCTGGGATGCCTACAACCAGCAGATGCAGAAGAAAGATGGCGGCGGCGACCCGGGCCAGGCTCAGATTAACTCTGATGTGATCACTGCGGCTGTTAATGCGGCGCTCACCCCGCTGAATGAAAAGCTTGGCAAGCTGGAAACCCAACTGCAGGCGAACGCTGAAAGCGAACTGAAAACCAAACGCGATGCGGTTAAAGCGAAATTCTCGTTCATGACCGAAGCGGCGATCAACTCTCTGGCTGGCGACGCGCTGAACGACCTGTACTCACAGTGCCAGACTAGCACCGGTCTGAACCCATCTTTCCAGCAGGTCAATGCTGAAAACGACCAGTGGAAGGACTACGACCTAAACGCTGGCATCGATCAGGAGAATAAATAATGGCTAACGTCATCTATCGTGGCCCGGTCGAGCGCGAACCGGAAACCATCAATCTGCCGGTTGCTGGCGCTTATATCCCTGGTATCGCTGTGAAGATTGCCACTGGCAAACTGACAGCATCAGCCGACACTACCGGTCGTTGGTTCATCCTCGGCAATCGTCGCTTCATCGGTCAGGCAATCACCACTGCATACGCAGCGAACGAAACCGGTGTGGCGTATCGCGTCGAAGGCGAGCAGGAATACAACGTTCGCCTGGCTGCTGCGGCCTATACGGTGGGTCAGGAGCTGACTATCGGTACCGGCGGCGTATTCAAAGCGGCCGCAACCGGCAACCAGGTCGTCGCAACGTTCGACGAAAAAGCAGGGCGCACTCTGGCGGCGGAAGGTTTCGCCGACGTGGTGATCCTCTCCACTCCGTACGCCAAGGCATAAGGAAAACACGAATGTTAAAGTTTACTCCACAACAGCAGGGGCTGATTATCAACGCTCGCCGTCGCTGGGACATGATGCAGCGCAATATGGCTGCACAGCATGGCTTTGCAGTCAACGAAGTTGGCGGTCAGTTCATTGCGTTTGATGATCTCGTCGGTAACGCCTCCGTGCTGCCGAAAGATGTCTGGGGCGAATGGGACCGCTCTGCGATTACCGTTCAGCGCGACGTGCTGTCAGTATTTAACGACCTGGCAGCCAGTGTTTCCCGCCCGATGGCACTCGGTAAGATCGTGCACTACTTCATGACCCTGTCCGATTCAGGCGATGTAAACATCAGCCTGGATGGACGCGGCAAGGCGAAGGGCGATCAGCCTGTCATGGATTACGAAGGCACTCCGCTGCCTATCATCGACAGCGAGCTGACTTTCGGCTGGCGGCAGATGCTGGCAGCGCAGACTGAAGGCTACTCTCTTGACAGCGACGCCATCTCCAACCATCAGCGCAAAGTGGCTGAGAAGCTGGAAGACATGGCGCTTAACGGCGATCCAAACATCAACGTCGGAGGCGCGACCATTTACGGCCTGCGCACTGCGCCAAACCGCGCAACAGGCACGCATGGTCTTGACCTGAACGGTGCTACCGGCGCTCAGTGGGTCGGCGCAATTTCCGCGCTGATTGGTCTGCTGCAGTCCAAGAATTTCTACGGACCGGTAACCATCTATGTGAACTACAAAGACTGGTTCTACGCGTCTGTGAACGACTACGCGGCAAACTATCCGAAGACCATCCTGTCCCGCATCATGGAAATCCCTGGTGTTGCGGCGCTGGTTCCGGGTTCGAAGGTACCGCAAAACGAACTGCTGGGTGTGGTTAAGCGCCCTGACGTCGTGCAGATCCTCAACGGCATGCCGATGACCATGCGCCCGAAAGCTCGCCAGAATCCGGAAGACGATTATGTCTTCTCAGTACTGGCTGCTGCGGCGCCGCAGTTCAAACACGACGCGAATGGCCAGGCCGGTTACGCCCAGCTGACCAAAGCATAATTCATGGGGCTCAGGCCCCATCTTTTTTACGGAGGCCGTATGGCTGGTAAAGAACAAAAATGGTTGCTCACCCACGACAGCCACGAACTTAAAAAGGGTGAAGTATACAAAGGCGAGACTCTCCCGCTGTGGCTGGCAGGAAAAGCGATCCCGGTAAGCGACCAGGTCCTGGAAGTGGCGACACCTGCCGACGTGCAAAAGCTGCAGGCTGACCTCGACGAGGCCAATGGCAAAGTTGAGTCGCTGACCGCTGACAACACGAAGCTGCAGGCTGACCTCGACGAGGCTCAGAAACAAATCGACGAGCTGAAGAAAAAGGCGAAATAACCATGGCTGACCCAATCACAGCGGCAGAAGTGCAGGCATACCTCGGTGAATTGGGTTATTCCATCCCGGGCGCGTTGCTGGAGCCGATTCTCTGCGTGGTAAACAAGATCATCCCGTGCCTCGATGGCGCGGGGTATGACGAATGCACCGCGAAGCTGATCCTGATGTACGCCGCCGCGCTTATGGCTACGTCGTCCGGGGCTCGCCGCATCAAATCGCAGGGTGCGCCGTCTGGCGCGTCACGCTCATTCGATTACGATGCTGACAGCATTACCTGGATGCGCGACTCGCTGGCCCGTCTCGATACCAGCGGCTGCACCGGTGAGTTGCCGATCAGTGCCGGTAACAGTGTCGGCCTGTTCATGGTGGTCGGGGGCTGTTGATGACGTACAAATCAGTTAAGCACGGCCTGCCGCGTTCGTTCACCCGCGTCTGGGTGATGACCGACACGGGGCGGGAGACTACTGGCTACGTTAAATCGGACGGCGAGTGGTTCATCAACTGCCCGCGCATCCGGGCGACTGGCGCGAAGGTGCTGCGCTGGAAGGAGGGCTGATGTCATCGGTAGCGAACTGGAGCTATACAGCCACGGCGACCATCTGGCGCAAGCTGGAAGACAATGACGAATACGGCGACCCACTGGGCTATGCTGCGCCTGAGCAAATCCTATGTGATTACGAGGGCGGACTCAGCAAAAAGTTAGCCAGCTTGGGTGCTGAAATCGTAGTGAAGAACACCGTCTGGACGGAGTTTGCGCTTGCGGAAGTAGGGGATTACCTGCTGATTGGTATATCGACCGAAGCCGACCCGATTGTGGCCGGTGCCGACGAGGTGCGGCAGGTTATCCGCTACGCCGACACATTCAAGCGCCTGGCAGATGATTACGCTATCCTGACGGGAGTTTAGCCATGGGCATCAAGGTGCGCGGCGCGGCACGTGTTGAGCGCAATATTGACCGAATTCTGAATGATATTCAGGGTAGGAAAATCATTCGAGCTCTCCAGTCTGCGATGATTCTTGGGGCGGCTAGAGCGGCACTTTACACGCCGATCGATACCTCAGCACTTTTAAATAGCCAGTTTCGCGAAATCGTAACTGACGGAGCGGTAATCACAGGCAGGGTAGGTTATTCGACCAACTATGCCGTCTATGTTCATGACCCAGCGAACCCACAGAGATTCCGCCGATCAACTGCTAAAAAAGAATTCCTCACCCTTGGATTTGAAGAGGAGCGCTCTGCCATCGATGATGTTGTGCGTAAGGAGCTTTCACTATGACGCCAATGATGCACGAGCGGGTCAGAAACATGTTCGGCGACGCCGGGCTAACGACAGGTTTCACGGTGCAACAGCTGATGTTTGATGACCCAGGTGACCTGACGAAGGCGGTAATGGTGTTCAGACCAAACGGCGGCTCGAATATCCGTACTGACCTCGGCTCTGAGTATCACGTCCTGGTCGACATCGTCGGCGCGAAAGATAAGCGCAAGGACGCGCTAAACGCCGTGCAACGCATCGTCGATTACGTCCAGGCCAACCCCATGGCTGACGAGTGCGTCGGCTACATCCAGAACATGGGCGCAATTCCCGCGCCGGTGCTCACAGAAGAAGGGCGAATAGTCTTCCGATTGCAATTTGCATGCACGTTTGGCGACTAGCCATTCCCAACCAAATAACCCGCTACGGCGGGTTTTCTTTTTTATACGTCAAAGAGGAGTTTCACATGGCTAATTGCCAGAACTCGAACGAGCGCCTGTTCGGCGGTGCGGTCGTGCTGGAAGTCGCCGATGGCTGCCCGGACGTCAAACCACTCGAAGGTGAGTGGATGGCGCTGGCCGCTGGTACGTCGAAGGGCTTCGACTTCAACCCGAACTCGGTTACCTCTGATGCGGATGATGGCGGCGGCTATGTCGAGACCATCATAACCAACAGTGACTTCACCCTGAGCTTTGAAGGCGAAGTGCGCAAGAAGGACAAGCTGGATCAGTACGGTGTCGGCAAATTCATCAAGTATTTCGCTGATGAACTGAAGGCCAAGCGCCAGCCTGGGATCTGGGTGCGCATGGACTATGGCCCGGTCGAATTCATCGGCTACATGAACATCACAGCGCTGAGCTCTGACGGCGGTACCAACGATATCGTTACATTCTCAACCGAGTTCAAAGTCGGTGACGCGAGCACCATCGAAGTGAACGAAATCACTGCGGTTGCTGTGACTGGCGTGACGGCAACCCCTACAACCAGCACCGGCACAGCAGGCGGTACCAGCACCTTCACTGTGAACATCGCACCAACTGGCGCAACCAACAAAGACTTCACTGTAGCGACTACCGACGCGACCAAAGCAACGGCTACTGCCTCAGGAAACACCGTTACCGTGACGCGTGTCGCCACCGGCAGCGCACAGATCATCATCAACACCCAAGACGGCAACTTTGTGGCCGTGCATACGGTTACCGTTACCTAACGGACATTCCAAAGGGCGGCGTGCCGCCCTTGATAATGACCGCTAAACGGAATTGACCCATGATCCCATTAAAAGAAATTGGCGAATTCCTTATTGCTGCTGGCGAAAAGGAATACTTTTTCCGTCCATCGTTTATCAATATGACTCGAATAGGCGAGCCAAAAGATATCGTTACTGCTTTCTATGACCTTCATCATGATGAAGTATCAGATCTTATAAGGTCGGCCATCAATGCCTATGGATTGGTGCCTGAGTGGCTCATTCAGCATATAAGAACAACCAGTTACGGGAAAAAAGCAATAATGGCTGCAATGACGGTGCTTTCATCCTGTTGCGACACAGACGTCACCCCGTTGATTGGTGAGCTACGCATAGCCAAAACCAAAGGAAAGCCATTCAAACTCCGGCGTGGGGTAATGGATGAGTTTGATATGGTTGTGATTGCGCAAGCGCTAATAACGCACGGCATTATTGGGAAAGCCAGGATAAGAAAGCTACAGCGCCATGAGAATACCAGCACGACATCTGAATTTAATGCATTCGAGTATATCAGCGCAGCCAGAAATCATTTTGGTATGAGTCGGGATGAGGCGGAACAGCTTACCATGACTGAGTTTCAGCATTTAATTGCCGCCAAATACCCGGACCAGAAAGGATTTACCAGGGAAGAATATGACTCAATAACTGAGGATTATTTAGCCAAAAAAGCAAGGCGGATGTCCATGGCTCAGCAGGCGGCGTGAGCTATTCATTACAGTAACCTCGCTCCGGCGGGGTTTTTTATTGCCCGGAGAATAGATTATGGCTGGTACTGTCAGCGCTGGAACGATTGTTTATGAAGTTGACATGGATACCGCCGGGATCCTTCAGGGGCGTCGGGATATTGATGTCGCGTTGAATGGGCTAAACGGTAGCATGGGGCGTCTCGAGGCTGGCTTAAACCGCACTGAGCGATCTCTGTCTTCGATCGAAGGCACTATGTCCAGCTTAACTGGCGTCGCTAAAGCGCTCATTGCCGCTCTTTCTGTCCAGCAGGTTGGCGCATATGCTCAGGCATGGCAGGACCTCAGCAATAAACTGGCAAATGCCGTCAGGGATTCCGTACCGCCGTTCGAGACCCTGGCTGATGTTACTGAGCGTGTTTTCGACATCTCGCAAAAGACTCGTTCAGGTCTTGATGCCACCGCCACGCTATATGCACGACTGGAACGCTCAACAAGGAGCTACGGCGTAAGTGTAGAGGACATCACACGACTGACTACCATTATTAACCAGGGTTTCGTGGTGTCAGGAGCAACAGCAGAGGAGGCGAGCAACGCAATCATTCAGCTTGCTCAGGGGCTGGCATCTGGAGCTTTAAGAGGTGATGAATTCAACTCGGTGAATGAGCAGGGAAACCGGCTCATGATTGCGCTTGCTGACTCCATGAATGTCAGTATTGGGGCGCTAAGAAACATGGCTGCAGAGGGCAAGTTAACCACCGAGGTGATCGTTAACGGGTTGCTCTCTCATGGCGATAAAATTGGACAGGAATTCGCTAAAACAACAGCCACGATCAGCCAGTCTCTTGAAATTGCCAACAACAACATCACGAAATTCTTTGGTGAGAATGCCACTGTAAAAACTGGCGTCAAAATATTCAGTGACTCAGTCATTTCTCTAAGTGAAAACCTGGACGTTCTCAGCACTACTTTGACTATCGTTGCTGGCGTAATGGGCGCGAGATATGTCGGCGCCCTGACTATGGCCACTTCAGCGAAAATCGCTGATATAGCAGCATCCCGTCAGCAGGTTGTGGCCGACAATCAGACGGCGCAGGCTGCTCTGGTAGCCGCTAATTCTGTTCAGCGCAAAGCTCTGGCTGATAAGGAGGCTGCACTTTCGTCACTCGCCTTAGCACAGGCTGAATATAACGTGGCAAAAGGTAGCGCTGCAGAGATGCTGGCAATGGATGCTCTTGTGGCCGCGAAAACCCGGGCTACTACCGCATCTCTTGCCCTTGCTGAGGCTGAAACTGCCCAGGCTGCGGCATCTGCCCGCGCAGCGACGGCTGCCCGCGCTGCGTCCATTGGTATCGGAATGGCTCGTGGAGCACTTGCTCTTATAGGTGGTCCAGCGGGGGCGGCTATGCTTGCTGCCGGGGCGATCTTCTATTTCTGGCAGAAAGCCCAGCAGGCAAAAGAGGAGGCGATCGCCTTTGCTGACGGTCTGGATAAGTTAAATGCGTCAATGACGTCAATGAGTAACACCCAGCTGCGCGGCACGATTGCAGATGCCAATAATTCTATACGCGCTCAGAAAGAGGCTGTAGCAGATCTGCAGAGTGAAGTTGACTCGCTGAGAGACAGATATCAGAACTTTACCCCGGCAGCGCAGGAAGTTGCTGAATCTATGGGGCAAGGTGCGGATTTTGCCCGTCAACAGGCTGAGGTGTCTGATGAACTGGCTCGCAAGACGCGAGATCTTGAGGCCGCAAAGGATAAATTATCCCGGACAGAAGAAACCGCGTCAGAGGCGACTCGCACACTCACGAATAACATGCTTACGGCGATGGGCGTTCATGATCAACTCATCGAAAAATCCTGGTCTCTCGAGCAAGTTCAGGGTGCGGTAGCCAAAGCGTTTGGTAACACCGCAGATGAAATTAATCGGGCGAATCAGGCTGGGAAGAATTTTGATCCGAAAGCACTGCAAATTTCTCCGGCCACGAAAGAGGGAGATAAGCTTATCCTCAATCTTGAGGAGCAAAACGAGCTTCTTAAAATTCAGGATGAGCGCCAAAGAGCCGTTGTTAAAGCTCAAATGCAAGCCGCCAAAGTAACTGATAACAAGAATCAGATCTCATCAGCTGGAAAGCTTGCGGGAGAAAACTACGACCTTCAAAAGGCCGAAGAAGCGAGGAAAAAAGCTCAGCAAGAAAGTGAGCAGCAGGGGAAAAAATCAGCCTCATCCGCTGAGACCGTTGCACAGAAGCTGGCTAACCTGAAACAACAATCGGAGTTGGCGGCTGGTTCAACAAATGAACTCAGTAGAGAGCAAGCTATCCTTGCCGCCCAGCAATCTCTTGGGGCTGCGGCAACTCAAAAAGATATTGAGTTGGCTGGGAAGTATGCTGCGACAAAATGGGACACGGCCAACGCCATTAAAGCCCAGGCTGCAGCAGAGAAACTGCTTCCCGAAGCGCGTGAGAACGCCAGTTACAAACAGGATGTTGAGGCTCTGAATACCGCTCTGGATGCAAAGAAAATCAGTCAGGAGCAGTTCAATCAGACATCTGAGAGGCTGGAAGCAACCCACCAGGCCAACCTTGCGAAAATCCGTGCCGATCAGGCCGTAAGCCCGCAGCAGGACGCTGCTGGCGGCGTGGACCCAGTGCAGCAACTGGCGAATGAAAATGCCCGTAAACTCGCGCTTATTCAGGCATATGAGCAGCAGGGAATTATCACTCACCAGAACGCTCTTATGCTTCGCGCTAGTGCTGACAGGGAGTACGAGCAGGCGCGCATAGCGGCACAGTGGGAGATTTTCCGTAACCAGAGCGCGGGTAATGAAGCGCTGGCCGCTTCAATCGACGCGCTGGCAGGAAATGCTTCCAACGCATTAACGGGAATTATCACCGGCAGCATGACGGCCAGTGATGCAATGCGCTCTCTTGGTAGCACTGTCCTCAACAGCCTGGTTAATACCTTCGTGCAAATGGGGGTTGAGTGGGTCAAGTCGGCAATTATGGGGTCTGCGGCCCAGACATCGGCCATAGGGACTGTAACGGCAGTTCAGACTGCAGCGACTGGTGTTCAGACTGCGACAAGCGTTGCGGCCGCTGGCACGGTAGCAGCAGCATGGACCCCGGCGGCGATCCTTTCCTCAATAGCCTCGATGGGTACGGCTGCGGCGATCGGTCTCGGCGCGGTGGCAGGCGTTATTGGCGCTAACCTTCTCGGTAAACGTAAGAACGGCGGTCCGGTAACGGCCGGTGGAATGTACCAGGTCGGTGAAGGCGGCATGCCGGAGATTTACCAGGCCAGTACCGGTAAGCAGTACATGATACCGGGCGACAACGGCAAGGTGATCAGCAACAAGGACATGACTGCAGGAGGTGGCGGCGGGGTGGTAATCAACATCCAGAACTACACCTCATCGTCAGTTGATGCGCAGGCAGGTACCGATGCTAACGGTGGGATCACCGTTGATGTCATCGTTGCAGACCTGAACAACGGCGGACCCATAAGCAGTGCCATTACCAGCAACATGAACGTTAAACGCACGCCAAGGGGGCAGGGCTGATGCCAATTATCGACTATCCTGACTGGCTGCCGCTGGCGCAGAAGGCCAGCAAAAACATGACGCTCGATACCGGGTTCCAGACCGATCAGCCAGCGGTCGGCCCGGCTATCTTCCAGAACCTTACTGACGACCTGAAAGCAACCTGGTCACTGACATGGATCTTCACCCTGGCTGAGGAGCGAGCATTCCAGCAGTGGCTACGCAGCCCAAATTACCTCAACCGTGGCCTTAACTGGTTCAGGATGAATATCAATCTGGGCGGTAGTGGCCTGCAACTGCAGGAGCTTCACTTCACGCAGATGCCGGTGCAAACCAGTATCGACGGCGGGGTGGTGACCTGGACGGGGACCGTTATTGCAAACCATCTGTACAATGCCGATGACGAGTTTGACGACATCATTGTTGAGTTGCCGCCGCCGTGGGATTCGTGGCTTGATATTGTGGTCACGGGTTATCCAGACGGGCGCGACCCGGAATCTTTACCGAGGGTGCCGTAATGCCGAGCTTCAGGGAGTATAAGCAGCAGCGCCCGACGCGCGGACTGTACGACACCATTACGTTCTACCATCCATCCTTTGGCTACGTCCGCCTGGTCGATAAGCAGTTCTTCCCGAAGACGCTAGGCGGCCAGACGTACACGCCCGCGCGTTTTGAAATCGAAGAGAGCCAGCAGAGCGGTACTCCGGTTATCGACGCGACGGTGAAGCTTGGGCGGCTGTCGTCGGATATCAAAGCGCTGATGAAGCAGTGGAAGGGCGCGGCCCGGCTGACAGCTATCACGGCCACGCGGCAGATCTTCGACAGCGGAGACGTGTCGGTGCCAATAAAGTCCTGGCAGCTTTACGTCAAGACGGTGGACATCGACGCTGATGCCGCATCGGTAACCCTTTCTGTCACCAACCCTCTGAACAACAATATCGGTCGCCTTTATGATCCAGTCGAATACACAGGACTTCAGTACCTCTGATTTTGTTCGGAAGGTGATCGGCGTGCCGTGGGCTAACCGGGCCTGTTCGTTCGAGAAAGTCGACTGCTGGGGCTTGTGCGTATTGTATTACCGGCACGTTCTCGGAATTGAACTGCACCAGACACCGGACTACGAAGCCGGTGAGGACTTCTTCACCTGCTATCAGGGTGATGTTGTTTTCTGGCGCCAGGTAGATAAGCCGGTCGAAGGCGGGATATTTGTCGGCTACCGCGGCGCGCAACCGGCACACGTTGGCCTGGTGCTTAACAGACATGCGCTGCACTCGCGCGGAGAGAACGGAAGCGTACGCATGGACTCGTTGCTGGTCATTCAGCGGGCATTCACCAAAGTGGAGTTTTTCGAATATGGCGCTGGTTGAGATATCGAACTTTCCAGGAACGCCTAAGCTGCGTTGCAGGGTGCCAAACGGCACCCTTTTTTATGACTGGCTGGCGGCCAATGACGCTACCTTTCACCGCGATCTCCTGATCGTCCGCAACGGCGTAAAGCTGGGCGACGATGACGAGCTGGCGTTTGAACTGAGCGAGCTGGACCACGTTCAGATTTTCGACCAGCCGAAGGGTATTGTCGACGACATCCTCAGCCCGATCTTCAAAGTGGTTGGTCAGGTATTTTCGTTCCTGGCACCGAAACCAGCCATCGCAAACACCGGTGGAAATTCTGTCGACTCGCCTAACAATAGCCTGACCGGTCAGACAAACACAGCCCGCGTTTACAAGGCCAAGCCGGACATTTACGGCCAGATTCGTTCGTTTCCGGACCTGATCCAGGAATCGGTTTTCGAATACGTTCACCAGACGTCTACGGATGGCGGCCTGAAGTACGTTACTGAGTGGATGTGCATCGGTATCGGCAAATACGATTACGAGTCCGTGCGCTATTCAGAATCGAGCCTTGGCTCTCTGGCCGGGGCTGAATTCCAGTTTTTCCAGCCTGGTGAAGTCATCCCGCAGATTGTAGAAGGCTACGGATTCGATGATGTCGACGGGCAGGAAGTGCCGGGCCAGAACGAAGCGGGTGATTTCCCCGTCGAGACTGCTACGGCAAATACCGTGGTCAGCGGTACGTACTCCGGCGGCCAGATAGCGATGAAAATCGTGAAGCAGGCCGAGTTCGATTACTTCATGGGGCTGGTTCTGCCGCACGCGGTTACCTTCACCATCAACGTGACGTACAGTACCGCATCCGGCAACGTTACTACTGATGCGACATTCTCCGGTACGCTGATCTCCGCCGTTGAAACGAACGACGGTGCCGTGGTTAACCCGGTGCGCTGGTACACGTTTACGATGAACCAGCTCGAAGGCCCGCAGGACATTCCGGCGAATTCCACGATCAACACCACAAAGTTCATCCTGAACGATAACGAGGCGCTGGTTGTGGGGCCGTTCTTCTCCCCGGTTGAATCCACTCAGCTGTGGTTGCATACGCAGTCCAGCCTCGGCGGGAAGAAAGAGACGAACTGGAAGGTTGTCATTTGGAAAATCGACGACGACTACAACCAGGTTCCTGGTACGCAGCAGACTTTCACATACCGGCAGACGACTCCGCATGATTCCACAAGTGAGGTGTTCTACCGCACTGACAAAATCACGCCGTCAGGCGGCTTCGGGAAATACGCCGTCAGCTTCCAGCGCACAGATAACTCCAGCGATGCCAGCCTTCTGAAGGTTGAAGAGATCCACAGCATCAACATCCGGACGAATGTCGTTCACCAGACAGACACCCTGGTACGAGTGAAGGTGAGGGCGACAGAGAACGCCCTGGGCAGCCGTGAGCGCAAATATAACGCGCTGGTGACCCGCCACACCATCACATACGACCTGGACACGCAGACGGTGGATTACACGCTGCGTCCGTCGCGCTCATTCGCTGATGCGGTGGCGCATACCTGGCTCATCATGGGTGAGCAGCCGGTAAGCAGCATTGACTTGTACGGGCTGTACTCAATCGCCGAAAGCCTGCCTGACGAGCGCCTGGGTTACTTCGACTACACGTTTGATGATGAGAATGACTCGCTGGGAGACCGTGTCCAGGCGATCTGCAATGCGGCTTCAGTGGTGGCGTACTGGGATGACGGCGTGCTGACGTTTACCCGTGATCAGAAAGTTGATTACCCGGCGGCCGTATTCAACCGGGCCAACATGAAGACGGACGAGTACAAAATGACGTACGAAGCCACGCTGCCTGGCGGCTACGACGGCGTGCAGGTGTCATACGTTCACCCAACCACGAACAACAAGACGTACATCAACTACCGCGTACTTAACGGCGCTATCGTCGAGCAGGAAGCTGAGAACCCGAACAAACTGGAGATCGTCGGTTTTCGTAACGAGTACCAGGCACGGGAGCGCGCTTTGCGCGAAACGAAACGGCTTATCTACTCCCGGGTGAAGATGAACGCCAAAGTGTTTGAGGACGGCATTATCCAGGTTGGAAGCGTCATTCAGATGCCGGACATCTACGACAGCAACCAGCAGCAGGGTTACATCACCGGCCGCGCCGGGAATAACTTCGATACCAGCGAGCCGATCACGTTTACCGGTTCGATGTATGTGCTGGTGACCGACAGCCTTGGTAATCCTACTCTGCGCTATCCGGCGACGGCCCGCAGCGACACGAAATACGGCTTCACCGCGGCAGTGCCCAACATTCAGCTCAACATATGGAACGGAGACACTGTGCAGCTCCCGTCGCGCTATCTCATCGCGACAGTGGAGGAGCTGGACAGTCAGCTATGGACAGTCAACAGCATCAAGCCGAACACCGATAACACGGTATCTCTGACAGTCGCGGAATACAGCGACGCTATCTATCAATAAGAACCATCCCCGACCAACCGAACCCGGCCATCGCGCCGGGTTTTTTTATGGAATAAATATGGCTACGCAACCAACTCAAGACGCAGTACCAAGTGAATCTCCTCGCGACCTTAAGTTCAACGCAGGGAAAATTGACGAGTTCGTCACTTCGATGGGATGGACCTACACTGATCGCTTTGGTGTGAAACACTACACCATTGAGGGAATGAACTATCTTTCTCAGCAGGCCATGGCCGCCTATGGTTACGTGATTCTTACCGGGAAGACCTTCACCACCGGCGCGACTATCAACAACCCAAATGAGGTGCTGCTGAACACTGCCGACGGCGAATATTACAAATGGACTGGTTCGTTTGCATCCGGCCCGAAAGTAGTTCCGGCCAATTCAACACCAGCCAGCACTGGTGGTATTGCGCCTGGAGCGTGGATCGGAGTAGGGGATGCTTCTCTGCGTGCTGCGCTGGCGGCTACAAGTGGTGCCGGGTTGGTTGGATTGTCGGTAGGATCTGTCTATCCTGCTGGTACAGTCGGTTCTGCCATTCAATACCGCACCCCTCAGATGTATGGTATTGAACCAAGCACCACAAACATCATTGGCTCCGGTCTGGATGCTATGTTTGCCGCGGGCGGGGATATTCGTTTCGAGAAGCCGGGTACATATCTTACAGATCGTGCTTGGGTATTGCGCTCAGGTACGCGATTATGGATTGGCGCAGGGGTAACCATTCGCGCGGCCAGCTCCTACAACGGCAACCTGTTCCGTAATTACGCCTACGAGACCGACGGTGGAACTGGTACCGCCGATGATATCATCGAAATATGGGGGGCAGGCACTCTCGATTATAACGGTCTTGAAAAGCCATTCAGCGGCCTTAACGCCATGGGTGCCATCTTCAAAAACGTAACCACGCTTCGCATCGGCGGCGGGCTCATGTTCCGTAACTCCCGCAAATACTGCTGGCTAATTTGTAAAGTTCAGAACCTTTACGCCGATGGACTGCGCTTCAACACGATCTCGGATGGCATTCACCTTCAGCCGCCGATTGAAAACGCATGGATTAAAAATCTTAGCGGAGTAACCGGTGATGACTTCTGCGCCCTGACAGACGGTGATTACCCAAATTACGACATTGCTGAACCCGGAGACTTCGTCAACATCAATATCGAGGGTATTTACGTTCGCAACGTCAATAACGACGAAGGCACTCGTGCTACATCACTTGTGGCACTCGGCACCGCTGGTATGAACACCTTTCGCAGCATAAGTGTTTCTAAACTCTACGGCCAATCCGGTAACTGCGTACTGTATGCTAAGGGTGATGCACAGAGTCGTGGGCGCATGAAAATAGAGAGACTGGCCATAAGCGATGTTTTTGCTACTCCAGGGCCGGGTGCTCAAGCAATCGTAATAGACGGCCTCCATGGCCCGCAGCCAGCTGGAGTTACTTATGCCGTTGAGATTGACACCATGAGCATTACGAACTTAATGTCTCAATCTGCCGCTAATCAGCCTCTTATTATGGTTACCGGTGATACTAACGCTCAGACCATCGTGCATTCGATGACTATAGACGGAACTCCGAGAACGGCGTACAGCATAGTTAACCTCGGGGCCAGCGCATCGCAGGTGACAGTTGAAAAACTGCATATTTCCAACTGCAACACCCTGTTTATTAAAGACCCTAATTCGGCGATAGTAAACACCCGCGGTTACATAGGCCGCTTGGTTATTAGTGACAGTAACTACCATTTTGATGACAGCACCTATGGTTACGCATATCGTGGCGTTGGGGTAACTGGACGCGTTGACTCTATATTTATGTCTAACTGCACTCAGGAAGATGGGGTTAGCGCAGTGTTAGTTCAGACGCAGACGCAACAGGTTGACGTGTATATTAGCAACACAGGCATGTTTGGCGTGCAGACCGGAGTTAACTTTATTAATGTATCCAGCGCGCGTCTTTTCGTCGATAATTGCTGGTACCGTGGCGACTCAGGTTACACGTTCATGGCGTCCAACGGCAGCAGCGTTTTCCTTCGCGGATCCGTAGAAACTGACGGAAACAACGCCGTCGCCATATCTAACGGGGGTACCGTTACACTGGCACGCGGTATGCAGGGGGTGTCGTGCGACGTGTCTAAAATTACGTCCCAAGATGGTGCGGGATGCCACAATACAAATGGCAGCCTGTCATGCGGAGCTGGCCAGGTCGTTGTGCAAACCAAGGTATGGAAGAACATTTTTTCTGGTGCAACCTATACCAGCAGTATTTGATAAAATAAATCCTGCATATGTGTATTAAGCATGCGGATTGATTATTAGTTATCTTTTTAAATAAAATAAAAGCCCACTAGTGTGGGCTTTTTTTAGTCAGCCCAGCCTGATTTCGTGTTAATAGCTGATTCTGCCATGGTGTATTTCTGAACATTATCGCCTTTGAAGAGGATGGTCAGTTCTTTCTTGGTGCCATTTGTTCCGTTATGGAAAAGTCCATAGAACGGTATGAATGTGGTGCCATTAACTTTCACTTTGGCGAACGAATACTTCCAGATCTCATTTCCGCCATCGGTGTATGAGACTGCATCTGGCGAACCAAAGAGACTCTTGACCTCTGCTTTCGTCGTCTTTCCTTCCTGAATTTTGCTCTGGACGCTAGTCTCAGTTTCGTTTTTCAACTGCTGATTACCTGAGGATGCGCAGCCTGCTAAAGCGGCTGCAAGCATTGCCGCCAACATAAATTTCCTCATTTCACATTTCCTTATTTGAATTAATTTCAAGATTACCCCAAAGGTAATATTTTCTCTCAAACCTATCTATCAGCACCAGCAGGCGCTTTAATCATGCCAGCAGGTGCTCTTTAACGGTTTGGTCTATTCTATTTCGTCTGAAAATTTTCTCTACCAATTCCCAAAAAAGGCTCGTATCCGTCACGGTCCCACATTCTTTCTCTGGCTGGAAGATATGTTTCAACAGCTACTGCAGGTATTAATGCAGTATTAGTCTTCTCAAAGGTGTCTGTGGGGTAGCGCGTATCCAATGGTGACAGTATTGCAGAATCTACACCCGTCAAAAGCTGTCGGAATATTGAGGGTTTGTCCAGTTGAGCGGCAACCACAAAGTCACCACCCTTTGCATAAATGCATGGTTCAAAAATCACTATCGAGCCCAAAGGAAACAAAGGCTGCATTGATTCGTCAGTCATTATCAGTGCAAACGCCAGATCTGACAGTTCGAGGGCCGTTGGATGATATTTTAGGCCGCTGCGCTCCCGTTCTGGCGTCATCAGGTGGTAAAAAACATCTTCCAAATCGATGATTGGAATTTTTCTTGCTGTGTCAGCAGGAGATATCCTGGCTTTGATCCTACTTCCTCCCTCACCAGTTGCTAACCATTCTGGTGTCGTTCCTAAAGCTTCCGCTAACTTCATCAAAGTTCGTTCTCTTGGTTCCGACTCTACATTTTCATATGCAGCAATTTGTCGCTGAGAAACGCCGACTAAATCAGCCAACTCTTTTTGTGTCAGTGAGTTAAGAGCTCTCGCTTTAGAAACTCTTTCCCAGAATCCGGATTTGATTTTCAACTTTTTCATTAAACTTCACTTTTCATGGTTGAAATATCATATTGATGAAGTATTATGATATTGTTCCGCAATCAAAGGAGTATCACATGAAAAAGCCTGAAGTTAAAGCATGCAATAACATGCTGGTTCGAATGCCAGCAGAAATGAAGGAAAAGATTACAGAGGGAGCAAAGCGTTCATTTCGGTCCGCAAATAACGAGGTCCTTTATCGCCTGCAACTTGCAGATGAAATCTTAAGTAAGGCTAGTGCCAATGCTTGATAAAAAAAGCGAAGCCCAGAAGTGCGCTAACACCCTGGGCCTCTCATCGAAAAAATCCCAGACAGGAATTATCGACATGAATATTGTAGCAAAATCGGATCTTAACTTCCAAGGTAAAGCACTGGTTCCAGTGTCCAACATTGCGGGGACCTGGCTAACATCTTCAGATCTCGCTAAGGCACTCCAGTACTCCAACAGTCGCGCCGTAACGATGATTTATAACAAGTATGCAGATGAGTTCACCAGTGGCATGACTCAGGTACTCGAAGTGAGTACCTCAGGAAACTACCGCAAAAAGGTACGAGTCTTCTCCCTTCGAGGCGCTCACCTGATTGCTATGTTTGCCCGTACTGATGTAGCCAAAGAATTCCGCCGCTGGGTGTTGGACATTCTAGATCGTGAGGTTCAGTACTCACCAATCGCTAAGCAGTTTACAGACGAAGAATTATGCACCTTGGCATATCTGTGGCGTTCTGCTGCGGTTATGTATGAGGCGTGTCGTGAAGTTCACCCCCTTCTGCTGGTGGCTGAGCACCGCCTGGTGCCACGCTTTAGCTCCATTGGTACTAATTACAGCCGGGGTATCAATAAGGCTCGCGCCATTCTTAAGCGCGAAACAGATCACATCAAAGAACAACCATGGGGAGATAGTGACTGGAAAAACGTCTTCTCATACGGGAAAGGAATTTTGCAGTGATGCAAATAGAAAAGCCGGTAGTTACGAGCTGCCGGCTTCCATTGAAACATGTCAGAAGGATCCAACTAATGACGTCGTTAAATTTAGCAGTTCAAGAGAGAAATGTCGATCCCCAGCCGCTGCCGGTTATTGAATGGAATGGGTTGCGTGTTGTTACGACTGAAACGCTGGCAGCAGGGTATGGTTCGGACGAGGCTAACATCCGGAAAAACCTGTCACGCAACGCTAGCCGCTTCATTGATGGCATTCACATCTTCACTATTAAAGGTCAAGAGTTGAAGGATTTGCGAGTGACTAATAGTCACGCACAAATTTCGAGCAAAGCCCGTTCCGTTATTCTTTGGACCGAGAAGGGCGCTGCCCGTATGTCTAAGATTGTCGACACTGACGAGGCTTGGTCTTTCTTCGAACGTCTTGAGGACTCGTATTTTCGTCCTGCCGCCTCTGCTGGCATTCCACTTACCTATGAAGCAGCACTGGAAGATCTGCTGTCAAAGGTAAAGGAAAACCGCATCATCACAGAGCAGCGTGACCGAGCAGTAAAAGAGAAGCTTTGGATCGCAGATAAGCGTGAAGCCACGGCGATGGCGACAGCCTCAGCCGAGAAGCGTAAGGCTAATGCGTTGGCGGAGAAATTGGGTGAGTGCAAGAAGCATGCGACGATCAAGGCCGTTCAGCGCGTCACTGGTAAGTCATTCAGTCACTGGCCGATGAAGAAATGGTGTGCCGCTAATGGCATGAAGCCCAGAGATGTACCGGATGAAACCTACGGGAGCGTTAAATCATGGCCTGCCGAGGCATGGAAGGCCGTCAACAGCATTGAACTTAGAAAACTGTTTTAACTCGAAGCGACTATGAGCGCATAGACTTATCAAACCCGCTTCGGCGGGTTTTTCACAACTATTTCCCCAGCCCGAACCGCCACTTATAAACCACCTCACTCGCTTCGCTTGATCTGAGCCTGCAAATGATAATACTGTATATGCATACAGTTAATTGTGAGGTTATTTATGCCGCGGCAGTATGAGATACAGGCTGCATTCGTTGAAGCCATACAGCTAAACCCAAAGGGCTATCGCTATCTCAGCACGAACGCCTTCATCGATAAGTTGCGAGAGAAGAACTGGCACTTTAGCCTGGCTGATGCAAACCAGTGGATAGAACGTTATCAGCCGGACTTCGCTGACAAGACGACCGACGGCAGTGAAAACAGATACTGGATCCTGCGCAACATGGGGAGGGTATTCTGATGGGGTTTGTTTCTCCGGCTACTGACTATGTTGAAGAGCGACTGACCATCGATTCTCTGTGTGGCATCGACGGAAATTGTCGGGTGATCGAAACGTCATGCGGATGGGCTGTTATTAACGTAGCCATAAGAGCGGGTAACGGCGACACGCTGCTGGTTACCATGGATGGCAGAAATCAGTTTGTAAAACTGCATGGCCAGGCATTAATCACGGAATATGGTGAGGCCATAGAGGGAGATGCCCTGGATGATGTGACGGTGCATGGCGTACTGACGCACACACTGAACCGGGCAAGTGATGACAGGGAAATTGTTTGATGGGGCATGGGTGGGGCATAAAGCATCACTCGCTCTAAGGTGAACTTAGACGACTGGTGTTTTCGACGACTCTAACCATCTGTTATTTGGTGCGCTCTTGGACGATCTTTGTCGATTATGAAAAATGCATCCTCATATGATGGGCATGCAGGTTTAAGCCCTTTATCTTCGCTGGCAGCCGCAGCGCTTTAATGCCACAATATTTTTTTCTTCGAAAGCAGGAAAGATGATGAAAAAAAAAGCAATTGCTGGCGCGCTGCTGGCACTGACCGGGTGCGTACAGGTCGATAACTATCAGGATGTGATCAAGCATCCTGTCCCGGCGCATATGGCGGGATACTGGCAGTCAAAAGGACCGCAGAGTAGCCTGGTCAGTCCTGAAGCGATTGCCACGCTGGTGGTGACCGAAGAGGGCGATACGCTGGACTGCCGCCAGTGGCAGCGCGTGATTGCCGTGCCGGGTAAAATCATGCTGCGTTCAGACAGCTACTACAACGTTACCCGCAAGCTGGATATCTATCCGCTGGAGCGTGATGGCGCGACGCTTGAGTATGACGGGATGGAGCTGCAGAAGGTTGACCGCCCAACGGTGGAATGTACTGATTACCTGAGCAAAAACCCGCTGGAGAGTAAACTACCGTAG